TTAAAACATCTATGGCTAGTACTGTTTTCAAAAAGATTAAATGTTGGAATACATATAGTAACTTACTTCAAACTAAAACTGTGACTACCGAATTTGATAACATAATGACTGTTTTTAAGTTAAATGTAGCTGGTTATGCAGTTAATAATAATGCATCAGTTGCAACTGGAACTCAGCAATGGTATAATCCTCACTATACTCAACAGAATACACTTGTAGTATTTGCTGCAAATGCAGTGATTAGTCAGGCTTTACTTTACACTCAAGGTTGTATTCAACTAGCATTGGCAGGTGCTTTAAATTGGAATAATAATGCTATCGATTTTGGATTTAATCCATTATTGATGTACTCTGGTAATGATCGAGAAATTCATTTAAATCCGAAATTGAGTGTAAAAGATAAAAGTGTTGTTAAAGAGGAATTTGATAAAAATTTAACAACAAAGAGTATTTGTGTTTCCTTGCCTGTGAAAAGAAATACTGCTCCATCAAAATCTGATGTTACAAAAAAACAGACAACAGGCAATAAAAGTATAGCTTCATTTTTCACAAAAAATAAAGTTATTACGAAAGAATGTGAAAATAAGGAAAAAACTGATGTTAAAGGCATTTACTCTGGAAAAGGAGGTGATGTTATTGGCACTGTTGTTGATCAGAATAATGAAGAATATGACATAATCGAAGGTGAAATGCCTATTGATAATGGATTAAAAGATGAACAGTCAGATATTCCTTTATCTTATGAACAAAGTCTTGATAATATTCATAAGGAGCTCATTTATGAAAGAGAAAAGAATATTGCGGCTGAATCTAAGTTTAGGATGTTTGAACTAGAAATGGAAAAAATGAAAATTCAGATGGCAAGGATTGAGAGGGAAAATGGAACTATTAAAATGGAGAATAATTCTTTAAGACTAAAAAATAAAAACTATAAAAAAGTGATACAAGAAATGAAACTATCGCAAAAGTCATTGTTGGATATGTCTTCAATATCATCTTCTACTGCAAGAGCTGCTGATGCACCGTCTGCTGCTTTTCTTGCTGATGAAATGGATTTAGATGATGATGAATCTTATAAAGTGGGATTAAAATTAGGAAATGAAGAAAAATTAAAGTTTAGTACCGTTAATACTAATGAACTTAAAACTTTGGAACATATAGAGCAAGTAGATAGAAGTATAAGTGATCATTTCGAACCTGTAACTACATTGAGTTTAATTACTAAATTTGTAGAGATGTGGTCTACTTTATCTGGTGCCTTAACAAGTAGAACACTGAGTGTTTGCAAAGCTTTCACTTATTTTAATCCAAATACAAATGGATACTGTTTGCACTCATGTTTGTCTTTTATAAAAAGAAAAATTAAAAGTATTACTCAAGATAGTCTTTTGGCATATGTTAGGTCATTTGCTTTATATGAGCCTCAGACGACTGCCTTACAGTGCGTTGAACTGCTTGCTAGTTTATGTCCTCAAGGTGGTTATGTTATATTTGAAGATGGATATGCACTTGCCTACAAAGCTGACCAAGATAATAAGATATTGTTTTGTCTCGTTGCTGAAGGTACTCACTGGTATATTGGTTGCAAAACAGAAAGTTATGCTGGTAGAAGTATGGAGGAGATTGACAATGTTACTGTTGAAGAACAGAACAGGAATAAGATGTTAGAAAGTCTTAATAAAGAGAAAAGCATTGTTGGAAGGCTTAGTACTATGGAGGTTGACACTGTCTTTGAAGAGTTAACAAGAATAATAACTAAACCTTCTCAATATATGTTTTATAAATTTTACTATTGTAATACAAAAAATAAAATATATATAGATAATATTAATGATCCACCAACCCTAATTCTTACTTCTTTCATTACAAATAATTTAATGTATGGTAATGACAAAGTAAGAATTCAGTTGGTGGATTTGATAAAAGATTTTTGTCGAAACAAATCTATTAGATATCTTTTTTCAATAATTATTATATTATTAAAAGGTTCAAAAGAAGTTCGTGTAACTTGTTTTATATTATCACTTTTAACAACTATTACTGACAGTTATGATAACTGGCTGCGTATACTGAGTAATATAACAAGTGAAAATTTCATAACATTGCTTAAAGATGATCATGAATATTTGAGAACTGGCAAAAGTACTTTAAGTCTATCTACTGACAGTCTAAAAAGAGCAAAGCTCATGTATAAACAGACATTGAACGGTAGAACTGATGAATCCTTAGATTGGTCAGCTGAATTAGAAAAACGTGTTAATGGAGATTTATGTAATAAAAAACTTGCTTATAGTGAAGACTGTTCTGTTAAAACAAATCAAATATATCTGACAAAGTTGAACATCGAAATGAGTAATTTATTAAATGATACGCGTGTTGATAAGGTTTTAACTATTGAAGAATTTTTCGAAAACTATTATTTAATAGTAGTTGGTGGGTCTTATTACGATGAGTTTAAAGAAAGTGACAATAAAAGATATCAAGATGAACTAAGTGCTATTTCAAAAGATATCAATTTAAATAAAAGGACAACAGGACTGACTGGAGCTTACGAACTTTATAAGATGAAAATGAATAATATATCTGATTGTAAAGTTAGATTAAAAACTAAAGGCCATCAAAAAATACAAGAGCAAACAAAAGCTAGGTCGATTTACCAAACTACTTTTTTACATTACATTTGTTGTGCTTATTTGTTTATGCCTATTGAAACTAATATAGGAAATGAAAATATATTCATGAACTTAGATGGCTTTGCAAATATTGCAAGATATTCAAAAAGGTTGGAGAAGTTTTCAAAAGGATGTGTTAATTCATTTGACTTTGAGGATTTTAACGCTCAACACACTTTTGAAGATATGCAATGTGTTTTAAGACATACTTTTGAAAAAGTTAGCTCAACTATAGAAGATGACAATACACGTGAAAAGTATATCAATATTGCTAATTGGGTCATTAATAGTGTATCGAACACATATACTTATAGAAATGGTATTAAGTATCAGTGGAAAGCAGGTTTGCCTAGTGGAGTTAGGTACACTTCTTAT